ATGTAATTACACAAAACGATATGACAATCTGCGACTAATGGATTATAAACAAACCTTACAGGCATTAGATACATTTGCTAAGAACGTTGTAAAACAATCAAGGGCAAACCTTACACGTAAAAAAAAGAACGTTACGTCTGATCTGTATGGCAGTTTAGGTTATGACCTAAAAGTAAACCCTAATAGCTTTAGCTTAGAGTTTTATATGTCTGAGTATGGTGCTTTTGTAGACGAAGGTGTGCGAGGTGCAAAGTCTACATATAATGAAAGTAGCCAGAGTAGGTTTAGTTACACAAACAAAAGACCACCTTCACAACCTTTAGCAGATTGGGCAAAGGCAAAGAATATAAGATTAAGAGATGACAAAGGCAGATTTAAAAAAGGCAACTATAAAAGCATAGGCTATGTATTGGCCAAAAGCATATTTGAAAAAGGTATTAAAGCAAGTTTCTTTTTTACTAAACCATTTGAGCAAAACTTTGACAAACTGCCTAATGCACTTGTAGACAAGTTTGCACTTGACATAGACGATTTAATACAATTTACACAATGAGCAAAATAAACGCACGTAGCCCATTTTATTTATCATATTCAACACCTGCTGCACCTTCACCAGAATTTACCTGTGCAATAGCTAACGCAACAGATTTTGAGGTAGATCAAGAAGGTATTATTAGTAGTCCAAGATTATCCTTTGGCACAATAAAATCATTTACAAGTAGTGATTCAGGTTTTAGTAATGGCAAATATGCAACCGTATCAACACCTACTACACGTACAGTAGTATTTAAAATAAACATACCTTCAGGATTTAGCAACACATCAGCAGCCACAATAGACTGTTCATTAACAGCATCACAACCTGCAAAGGTTACAAGTGGTGCTACGCCAAGTTGTTCAGGCGGACCGACTTTAAATGGATCAATACCAAACCAAAGTATTGCAGCAGGAGGTAATACCGTAACAATTAATTTAGCCTCTTACTTTACACAAGGTACATCTGCTATTGCAGGTTTTTCAGCGATTAATTATACGTCAAGTTTTGTGCAGATGAGTATAACAAGTTCTACACTTACGCTTACCTCTTTAAATGTAGGTGGTGTAAATAAGGTTTATGTTAGGGCATTTGATAACGATGCAAATACTTGTACCGCAATACAACCAATACAGGTAACAATTACAGGTTTAAGTGCTTTTGATTGTACTACAGCAGGTTTAACAGGGGGAGGTATATCACAGGCAGGGGTAATAACAAACCCTAACCTAATTGGTGCTATATCAGAAATACGTGCAACATCAGGAGGATCTGCAATAACATCAGTATCAGCAAATACAGGAAGTTCAGCACAGAACGTTACATTGTTCTTTTTAATTACAGTTCCACAGGGTTATAGTAATGCAGGTGCATCAGTAGAATGTAGCAAAACATTTAGCCAAGCAGGCACAACAAATCCTACTTTTACTTGTGATGATGCTGGTTTAACAGGTCAAGCAATATATGACTCAGGAGCAATTAAGTTAGGTACAGCAGAAAAAGGCACAATTTTAAGCGTATCACCTATTAAGTTTGATCCTGTACAATCTGATACATTAAAAACAGTTAGCGTAAGTATTACTATACCAAGTGGATTTGCAAGTGCAGGAGGAACTAAGGTCTGTGATTTAAATTTATTACAACCTGCTGAATTATCACCTTTTGGAAATACAAGTTTTTACTTATCGTTAGGGTTTACTTCTACAAGTGTAACAGATTTTTGTACACAAAGTGCTGCTTTAACAAGAATAGTACACGTAAAATCAACTGCTTCAGACCTTAGTAGTGGTAAAAATAACACAGTAGCTTCAACAGACACTAATGGTAATGCTGTTAGGTTGTTTAACGGAGGGGATGATTACTACGCTGTAGATAGCTTTTTTAATACCTCTGCAATTACATCTTCATCAGGTCAGTTTTTCTTATGGAAGATTACACAAAGTGGAGTAGTTAGCGAGGTATACATCTGGGATTGTGCTGGAGGTGGAAATGGTGATGGTTATCAAATATAAATAATATGGCAACTTTAAAAACAGTAGATTTAAAAATATACATTTATTCAGGAACGTCAGGAAGTTATGCTGATACTGATTTAGTATATGAATTACAAAAAGAAATAATATCTGGACAAACTAATATACTGTTTGAGGTAGCTGAAATGGTTAGGGACTATATAGATATTACATTTAACAATGATTATGTTTCAAGAACAATATGGGTTACAACTATTGCAACCTTATCAGACGATACGGATCAAGTGTTTACTTATGGCAGTCCTGTTACAAATACATATTTAGCATTTGATGGGTATGGATATTTTGAAGATGAAATTAACCCACAGCTTACAGATGCGTTTGATTTAATTGGTAATACAAACATATACATACCTGAAAATACTGCTGGTAAACTGCCTTTATATGCGGCCACAGTAGGTAAGGTTATAATAGATAGTACAACAACACAAATTACAGATAGTGGTAACAGTAACCAAAAAATACAATACGTTACAATACCAGCAAACACATCTGAAATTAAAGTATATGCTACAGACGATACAACACTTAAAAAAACAATTACTGTAAATAATATATGTGAGCCAAAGTTTACGCCTTACAAGGTTACATTTATAAACCGTTATGGCGCATTTCGGGATTTTTTCTTCTTTAAAAAGACAGTAGAAACATTTAACGTAACAGATGAAAAATACAAAAGCAATACTATACAAAATAGTTCTGTTACCTACAATACATATAGCGGTCAGCAAACAAGGTACAACATAAACGCAGTTAGTTCTATAAAACTAAACACAGGTTTTGTAGTAGAGGATATGGTTGAGGTTATAGAGGAATTGTTTTTAGCAGAAAATGTATGGATACGTTACGAAAATAAAACCTTACCAATTATACCAACAACTAAAAGTTTTACAGTTAAAAGTTCTTTAAATGACAAACTAATAAATTACACTATTGATTTTGATTTTGCATTTAATAAAATGAACAACGTTAGATGATAGCACTACAGCTTTATATAGAAGGGCAAGAGGTAGAAATGTTTAAGGATGAAAGCATCACCCTTTCACAATCTATACAGGATGTTAAAGATATATCTAAAATATTCTTAGAGTTTAGTCAAACCTTTTCTGTGCCTGCAAGTAAAACAAACAACAAACTATTTAAACACTTTTACAATTTCAACATTTCCAAAGGTCAAGCATTTGACGCAAGAGAAAAACAGGACGCTGAACTATTTTTAAATCATACCTTTTTTCGTAAGGGTAAGATTAAACTTGAAGGCTGTACGTTAAAATTAAATAAACCACACACATACAAACTTACCTTTTATGGTCAAACAGTAAACCTTAAAGATTTAATAGGTGATGCTATGTTGGGCGATTTGCCTTTACTTGCTGATTTTGAGTTTACATATACAGACGCCAATATTCGTACCTATATGTCTAACGGATTGGACATTCAGATAGGGGATAAAACGTATTTTGATGCTTTGCTATTTCCTTTAATTACACACACACAAAGGTTAATATATGATTCAGGTAGTACAGCCGCAAATACAGATACACTTGCAAACGTACACTATGCTGGTGGCAATATAAAAGGAGTTAAACTTACAGAACTAAAGCCTGCTATTAGGTTGTATGCTATTGTTAAAGCAATAGAGGCAAGGTATTTTAAACCTTATGGATTTACATTTTTAGATACATTCTTTTCAACTAACCAGCCACAGTTTTACAATTTGTATATGTGGTTACATAATAAAACAGGATCACTATTTGCAGACAATACTAAGAAACAACAATTTACTGATTTTACGTTAAGTAAGTTTGAGGGAGCAGAGTCTAATATGACAATGCTTTTAGAAAACAATTCCTTTATAATACCAAATCCTGATGCAAGTAAAAAATCTAAAACGCAAACCAGAACATTACACATAGACGTTATTTCTTCTTCTGATGTTACATATACAATCTTAATGTATAAAAATGGAGAGTTATACAGAGAGTTTAAAGACAACACAGGCACAGGTTATATTTCTTTACACAATGATATTGTACCTAATGGTACTTATACTTTTGAAGCTATTGCAGATAATGCTACAACGTTTGAATTATCAGTTAGGGGTTATTGGAAAACAGGGCAGGTAGATTTTCAATTTTTAAACTTTCTATCAACTTTAAATTTTGGTACAGGTACTAAATTAGCAGCAGTTGATTTTATGCCTGACATAAAGGTTATAGACTTTTTAACAGGTTTGTTTAAGATGTTTAACCTAACATCGTTTATTGATAGAGATAAAAATGTGATTATAGCAACCTTAGATGACTACTACGGAAGCAGCACAACAACTTGGGATATTACACAATATATAGATAAAGAAAGCAGTATAGTAAATACTGTATTACCCTATAAGCAGATAGAGTTTAGCTATGAAGGTACAGATAGTTTTTTAGCAAGTAACCATCTATCACAATTTAGAAAAGAATGGGGTGGGTTAAAATACGATGCAAGGGATCACAAGCAAAGCCCCACAGATAAAGTATCAGGTGGTGTTTATGAAATAGAAGTGCCTTTTGAACATTTTAAATATGAAAGGTTAATAAACGTAAATAACAGTACTATAACTAATATACAATTTGGGTGGTCAGTAGATGATGCACAATCACCACTTTTAGGCAAGCCATTAATATTCTATCCTGTTTTGGCTTCTGGTACAGATTTAAGTATTGTAAATACAGACGGAACTTTAGCTTTTAAATCAAGTTACTACATACCTTCTAATTCTATGGATGTATCATCTCAAATAGGGGGAGAGATAGTGTCGGAAAATATAAACTTTGGTCAAGAGTTAAACGAATATAGACCTGAATTTCAATATACTAAAACACTATTTAATGAGTTTTACAGTACATATATAGAAGAAATATTTGACGTAAAACGTAGACTTACAAAACTAAAGGCTTATTTGCCTATTAGTATGTTATATAAGTATAGTTTAGCTGATAAGGTTGTGGTCTTTGATGAGGCATATAAGATAAACAAAGTGGTTACTAACTTTCAAACGCTTTTAAGTGATATAGAATTAATTAATATTACTTCTGATAAAGATCAAATAATACCTGCAAGGTTTGTGCAGACAGGTCTTTCTGATATTACTGCTGATAGCGTTTTATATACTGCTGACGATGGTACAATTAAGGTAGATAAATCTGCAAGAACTGACGGTTTAGTAAGCACAGTTACAAAAGATGTTGTGCCAGAAGATACATCTTTACCTAACAATCCAAATATAGTTGATGAGGAAGTGCCTTTGGTGGTTACATTACCTATTATAGAATATGTTACACCAACCACAGCTACATCAAGTGCTATTTATATGGCATTTAATGTTACAGAATTAGGTAAAATAGGCACAACTAAACAAATTGATGAGTATGGTTTCTTTTATTCTACAACAGAATCAGACCTTGCGTCAACAGATATAGATACATTAAAAGCTAACGGAAGTGTTACTAACATATCCTACCCAACAACAGCAGAAAACAAGTTTACATTACCTCCACAGGTAAACTATCAAGTTACAGGGTTAAGTAATGCACAGATATTTTATAGATTTTATGCAAGAACCAACACTAATACAAGTTTTGCTTTTGGTGATAGTATAAGCCCTGTGTTTTTCCAAGAAACAACGGTTAGTTATAGTTATACACAAACCGATGATGTTAGGAGGTATAAAATTACAGATAATGTAACGCAAAGAAAAACTGTTAGAATAATGCATTACGATGGTACACTTATAGACCTTGAAAATATTACAGGTTTTGGTGGTGATGCTGTTACTGGTTCTGTTTTATCACAACATTTTTTCTCTAAAATTGTACCTATTGTTATAGACGGACAATCTGCCACGTTTACACAAACAGGAGTAAATCAATACAACACAGGTATTTTTGGAAGCAGTAACCAATTCCAAATATTAACTGGAGAATTAAAAAAGCGAACAGGTACAGATAGAGGTTACTCTGCAACGTCAAGAACAATAGCAGAAACAGAAGCAAAAAGACAAGTAAGTTTTTTAGATGTAGTAAAACCAACCTATGTACCTAAAGTAACAGGAGATAGACTCTTCCAAAACAACAGAGCAGCAGCTACAGATTATGTGTTTCCATTTAGAGAAGGCTTTAGCGTTTATAAACTTTTACAAATAAGATACAACGCAGCAGCAAGTACATTAGCAAAAGCAGATGACGGTTTTTATGCCTATTGGGGGTATAACTTAGACGGTAGCCCTAATGGAACAACAGGCGTATCTGCACACGTAATAAATGGAGTTGTAACAGAACCTAAATTATTTTACTAATGATAGAAAACATTATCAATCTTTTAGAGATAGCAAAACAGGAAAAGCAAACAGGCGAATACACAACAATAGCTTTAGGTAAAAACAAATACCCTGAATCAGTACGTGAAGCATTTAATATATTTAGACAGGAATTATGGCAGCAAAAAAAGTAACAGTAGAACTTGAAGCAAAAACTGACAAAGCAATATCAGAACTTGAAGATTTAAAAAAAGAAATTAACAGGTTAAACGATGAGGTTAGTAAAGGCAATAAACAAACTGAAAAAGGTTTAAAAGGTGTAGAAAAGGCATCAGAAAAAACTGCTAAAGGTGTATCATCTATTGGTAACGCATTGAAAGCTGCTGGTATTGGTTTAGCTATTGCTGCATTTGCTAAACTAACAGAGGTATTTAATGAAAATCAAAAGGTAACAGATGCGTTTAGCACAGCCTTTGAAGCATTAAGTTTAGCATTTAATGACTTTTTTAATTTCCTTGATAGAAATGTAGGTACTGTTGTAGATTATTTTAAAGGTATTTTTAGCGATCCTAAACAAGCCATAGTAGATTTTGGCATTGCGATAAAAGATAACATCACAGAACGCTTTAATAGCCTTTTAGACACACTTGGGTTTTTAGCTACTGCTGTTAAAAAAGTATTTGAAGGTGATTTTGCTGGTGCTTTAGATTCTGTTAAACAAGCAGGTAAAGAAAGTTTAGATGTTTTAACAGGTGTAAATGATAGTTTTGATAAAGCTACTGAAATACTACCTAAAGTTGTAAAGGGTATTACTGATTATGCTAAAAGCACAGCTCAAGCTGCAAATGAAACTGTAGAATTAAACAAAGCAGCAGAATTATCAGCAGTAATAAATCAAGGTTTAATAGAAAAATACGACAGACAAGCTGAACAACAACGCCAGATAAGAGATGACGAGTCTAAAACTATTGAAGAACGTATTGCTGCAAACAACAAACTTGGTGAGGTATTAGAAGAACAAGAAAAATTAATGTTAGCTAATGTTGAATTACAGATTAAAGCAGCACAAGCACAGTTTGACAAAAATGCAAATCAAGAAAACGAAATAGCATTACTTGAAGCACAAAATGAAAAGGCAGCAGTTCTTGCACAGATAGAAGGTTTTAGAAGTGAGCAGTTAATTAACATAAATTCTTTAGAAAGGGAAAAAGCAGACCGGTTAAAAGAAGCAGAGGAAAAAGAAATAGAACGTAAAGAAACGTTAGCGGAATTAAAAGAAAAGGAAAAAGAACAAGCACTTGATAACCTTGAAACAGTTAGGGCAGTTGCAGGTGAAGAATCAAAAATAGGCAAAGCTATATTTATAGCTAAACAGGCAATGCTTGTTAAAGAACAAATAATGGAAGCTAAAGCAACACTTGCAAGAATTACAATGCGATCAGCAGAAGCAGGTGTAGATGTGGCAAAAGGAGCAGCATCAACTGCAAAAGTAGGGTTTCCACAAAACGTGCCTTTATTAATTGCATTTGCAGCACAAGCAGCAGGCATTATTGCAGCAGTAAGTTCGGCAGCAGGAGCAGCTAATTCATCTGTAAGTTCTGTTGGTGGAGCAGTAGGCGGAGGTGGAGTATCAGGAGGTACAGCACCCCCAGCACCCCCTGCATTTAATATTGTAGGTGAAGCACCTGTAAACCAATTAGCACAAACAATAAACGGACAAGAGCAAAGACCTGTAAAAGCATTTGTAGTATCTTCAGACGTTAGTACTGCACAATCGTTAGAACGCAACATTGTAGAAGGTGCATCAATTTAAAACAAAATAATAAATATAATATTGTTATAATATGGACATAATAGAACTTTTTATAGACGAAGATGAAGATGCTATTGGCATAGAAGCCATTTCTGTGGTAGAATCACCAGCTATTGAGGAAGATTTTATAGCACTTAAAAACCACGTAGTAAAATTTGCAGAAATAGATACAGAAAAACGCATTTTAATGGGTGCTGCACTAATACCTAACAAGCCTATTTTTAGAATGAGTGGCGATAGTGAGTATTATATCTACTTTTCACGTAAAACAGTTCGCAAAGCAAGTGAGTTGTTTTTTATAAATGGCAACCAGAACAATTCTACCTTAGAACACGAAGTACCATTAACAGGATTGTCGGTTGTTGAGAGTTGGATCGTAGAAGGCGAACAGGATAAGACAAGACACTACGGTTTAGACGTACCTGTAGGCACTTGGATGGTATCTATGAAGGTATTAAACGATGACATTTGGGAAAACTACGTCAAGACAAACAAAGTAAAAGGATTTAGTATAGAAGGCTACTTTGCAGACAAGTTAGAACGACCAAAAGACAAAACAATTAAAGATGATTTAGAGTTTGATGCACAAAAGATAGTAGATGAATTAAAATCATTGTTAAGTGAAATATAGAAAAGGAAGATATTCAAGCCCCACAACCGACAAACGAGCCTGTTTATGTCCAGATGATACATATTCAAGAGAATGTTGTGATGGAAGTTTACAGGCACAAGGCATAGGTAACATTACTAAACCACACATAACGTATTATTATAAGCTACAAAAGTGTAGCCATAGTACACACAAAGAAATTTACATAAATGATGTTGAACTGACGGTAGATAATATTTACTACTTTAATTTTAGCAATACAAACCATAGCGATTGTTATACGGTTACACACGTTAAAACCTCAGCAGAACATAAAGTAAATTCTGTAGTAGCCTATAATGACTGTGCAGCTTGTGAGGCAGCAAACTAAAAATATAACAAAACAATTAATAATTTATTGATATATATATGAAACCACAAGTTAAAAAAATAAAATTGATAAGAAAATAAAATAATCATTATGAAACCAGACGTACAAAAGATACTTACCAAGTTAAGCGAAAACAAAGTTGATTTAGCTGCTGAAAAAATAGATTTAGCTATTGTGGATGATATTGCAAAAATTTTAACTACAGGACAAGAATCTATGGGTATATTAAAAACTGTAAACGAAAGGCAAGAAAGGTTAGATCAGCAAACTATAGAAAATGTAGTACAGGTGGTTAAAAAAGCAGATTCAGAAGCCCAAAAATTACAAAGGTCAATAGACAAGGTTGAAAAAATACCTACAAAAATTGCTAATATACTTGATAAAGCTGATAAAAGTGCAAGGGAATTAGGTGTTCCTCCAAGCAGCATAAAATTTTACAAAGAAGCTGACAAGCTATATACTAAAATAGAAAGTGCTATTAAAGAAGTAAACAGTTTTAGATATACAGATTTAAAAAGATTTGTAGATTAAAAACCTAACAAAAAGAATATTAATTTATTGATATATATATGAAAGCAACAGATATGTTAAACAAAGTAAAAGAACTTGTTGGTGTGGAAGCATCCGAAGAAACCCAAGAAGTAAAATTAGCACAGGCTACTTTGGAAAACGGTACTGTTATTGAAAGTGAAACTTTTGAGGCAGGAAGCGAAGTATTCATCGTTACCGAAGAAGAAAAGGTGGCTTTACCTATTGGCGAATATACCCTTGAAGATGGTGAAATATTAACCGTTGAAGAAGAAGGTATAATTGCATCTATAGGAGTAGCAGTTGAGGAAGAAGCACCTGCTGAAGAAGAAGCATCTGAAGAAGTAAAAGCCGAAGAAGAAGAACAAGAAATGGCTTATGCTACTAAAGAAGAACTTGCAGAATTAAAATCAATGGTTGAAGAAATTAAGTCAATGATTGAAAAAGAAGAAATGTCTGAAGAAGGTTCTACTGAAGTAAAATCTGAAGAAACTACCACAAAGGTTGTTTACTCATCTAAAGAAGAAATGAGTGAGCAAGAACCTGAAAAGGTAAAACATAACCCTGAAGCAGTTGCAGACAAACAACTAAACCTTTTAAGCAAAAACAAAGGGGCTATGTCTACAATGGACAGGGTACTACAAAGAATGGCAAATAATAATAAATAAAAATAAATTAAAAAATGGCTACAATTACAACTTCAAATGATGTATTAAGGGCAAGATCAAAGCAAGAAACTTTGACAACGTCTGGTGCTGTAGAAGCTAACCAAGCTGGTACAGAATTTAACATTGCAACTGATGCTCTAACTATTACTCTACCCCTTATTGATTCAAACAATATAGGTATGGAGTTTACGTTTAGAAATACAGGTGCTGATGGAAACAATATTATTACACTTTCTCCAAACGCTTTAGATGGTGTAAATGGAAGTATTGCTAACGCTGCTGCTGATTCAGTAGCAAGTGGTACTGTAAATAAAGATTGGGTAAACACAAAAGCAACTGCTAACAAAGGAGATTTTGTTACACTAAAAGCTGTAGCTGCAACTGCGTGGTATGTTACAGGTGGTGTAGGTATCTGGGCTTCAGAAGCATAATTATTAAAAAAATAAATATTTAAAAAATGGCAACAACAACATCAATTACTACTACTTATGCTGGTGAGTTTGCAGGACAATACGTGTCCGCAGCTTTGCTAAGTGGTACTACTTTGGCTAACGATTTAATCACTATCAAGCCAAATATCAAATTTAAAGAAGTGATGAAAAAAGTAGCTTCTGATGACATCGTCAAAAATGGATCTTGCGACTTTGATTCTACTTCAACTTTGACTTTAACTGAAAGAATATTGCAACCAGAAGAATTTCAGGTTAATTTGCAACTTTGTAAAAAAGACTTTATTACCGATTGGGAAGCAATTTCTATGGGTTATTCAGCTTATTCTGATCTACCTTCAAGTTTTGCAGATTTTCTAATTGCACACGTTTCTGCTAAAGTAGCACAAAGAATGGAAAACAACATCTGGGGTGGTAGTAACGCAACTGCTGGACAGTTTGACGGATTTAGAACTACACTACTTGCTGACGCTGATGTAACTGACGTAGGTGCAGGTGCTGCGGTAACAGCCTCAAACGTTGTAGATAAAATTGGTTTAACAGTAGATGCTATTCCACAAGCTGTTTATGGTGCTGACGATTTGTTTATATATGTATCATCTAATGTATATAGAGCCTATGTACGTGCGTTGGGCGGTTTTGCCACAAACGTTGGTGCTGCTGGTACTAACGATCAAGGTACGCAATGGTTTAACGGTGGTGCTTTGACTTTTGATGGTATAAATATTGTATTAGCATCAGGTCTTGCAGCCAACACTATGGTAGCTGCTGAAAAATCTAACCTTTTCTTTGGAACAGGTCTTTTATCAGACCAAAACGAAGTAAAAGTTATTGATATGGCTGACATTGATGGTAGTCAAAATGTAAGAGTTGTAATGAGATTTACTGCTGGTATTCAACACGCCATTGGTTCTGACATTGTACTATATTCTTAATAAATAAATAAACTAACATAAAGGGTGGGTGAGCCGATGTGCCTACCTACCCTTTTTTAATACTATAACTTATGGCTTGCGATTTAACACTTGGGCGTAAAGAACCCTGTAAAGATGTAGTAGGTGGACTAAAAAATGTTTATTTTGTTGGATTTGGCAAATTAGGAACGGTAACGCTAACTAATGACGAAATAACAAACTTAACAGGAGATTCATCTAACAACCTTACAGCGTTTAAATACGAATTAAAGGGCAATAGTAGTTTTGAGCAAACTATTAACGCATCACGAGAAAACGGTACAACATTTTTTGACCAAACACTAAACTTAACGCTTAAAAAACTTACCAAAGAAGATAACAAAGAGTTAAAACTTCTTGCCTATGGCAGACCACACGTGGCTGTAGAGGATTACAATGGTAATGTATTTATGATGGGTACAGAACACGGAGCAGACGTAAATGGCGGTAGTATTGTTACGGGGGCTGGAATGGGCGATTTAAGTGGTTATACACTAACGCTAAATGCACAAGAAACTGCACCTGCTAACTTTATGGATTCAGATACTAAAGATATAGACTTCCCATTTAGTGTTGTAGATTACGCTGGTTTAACAGGTACTATTACAATTACTGAAGGAACAAATTCTTAATCTGTTTTAATTTTGGTTTTGAAGGGGTAGCAGAAATGTTACCCTTTTTTTTGTTTTATAAATAACAAAATTTAAGTTTTTGTATTGTATATATATGATTATATTACAAGAAACAGGATCAGCCCAAAACCTTGATTTTATACCAAGAAGTTTTACAAGTGGCGCGACCTATAATGTATCAATAGTAAACGAACAAACCAACACAACGGTTTACAATCAAAACACAACAGCCATATCACAAGTATTGTACTACAATAGATACAACGCAGCTTTTGGTTTAAAGGTAGATAACTTTTATATGCTTACAATCAAAGCAGGTGCTGATGTGGTTTTTAAAGACAAAATATTCTGTACAAATCAAACAGTAGCAGATTACACAGTAAACAATAGTCAGTACACACCTAACGATACAACAAACGAATTTATATTTGCTTAATGGAAAATTTACACATAATAAATTTATCATCCTATAATAAGCCTAAAATCACAGAAGATAAAAAACGTGATTGGGTAAATTATGGAGAAGATAACGATTATTACTCTTATCTAATAGGCTTGTTTACTGATTCAACAACAAACAACGCAATTATTAACGGAGTAAGTCAAATGATTTACGGAAAGGGTTTAGATGCTTTAGATAGCAGTACAAAAACAGATGAATACGCTTCATTAAGGTCTATATTTCACGACAAGTGTTTACAGAAAATAGCACTTGATTTAAAGCTATTAGGCGAAGCAAGTTTCCAAGTATTGTATCAAGATGGTCAGGTAAAACGTGCAGAGCATTTTCCACGTCAAACACTACGTGCAGAAAAATGTAACGAAGATGGTGATATAGAAGGGTATTATTATTTTTATGATTGGTCAAAACTTAAACCAAACGACAAGCCTAAACGTATTGCAGCTTTTGGATTTGGCAACGGTAAAGAACCGGAAATTAAAATGGTTAAAAAGTATGTTTCTGGATATGACTACTATTGCCCTGTAGATTATCAGGGTGGATTAGCTTACGCTGATCTTGAATGTGAAATAAGCGATTACCTTATTAACGATGTACAAAATGGTTTCAGCGGAACTAAGGTAGTCAACTTTAATAATGGCGTACCTGACAGGGACAAACAACTTCAGATTAAGTCTGATGTAATGAACAAGCTGACAGGAGCAAGAGGTGAAAAAGTAATTATAGCATTTAACAACAATGCAGAAAGCAAAACATCTATAGACGATATACCTTTAACAGATGCACCACAACACTATGAGTATTTATCTAACGAGTGTACAGGTAAGTTAATGGTAGCACACAGGATTACATCACCCTTACTTTTAGGTATTAGAGATGGTAACAACGGTTTAGGCAACAATGCTGACGAAATACGTACAGCTTCTTTGTTATTTAACAACGTAACTATTAAACCTTACCAAAATTTAATAATTGATTGTATTGATGATATACTTGCAGTAAATGGTATTAGCCTTAAATTGTATTTTAAGACACTACAACCGCTTGAATTTATAGAAACTGACAATGCCATTACAGACGAAGCAAGGGAGGAGGAAACAGGCGTTAAAATGGCTAAACAAGAGCCTGACTTTGACGATGACGAAATGTTTAACTTACTTCAAGAATTTGGCGAAGATGAAAACCTTGACGAGTGGGAATTAGTAGATGAACGTGAGGTAGATTATGACCAAGAAGAAGCGTTAGACAAAATGATAGGTTTAGCAAGTACAGGTACTGCTTTACCAAACACAAAATCTAAACAAGATAAAAAAGTTGATGGAGTACAATTTAAAGTTCGTTATAGGTACAGTCCAAATACAACTTCCCCTAACAGTAGAAAGTTTTGTAAATTAATGACAAGTCAAAACAAGCTATACAGGAAAGAAGATATTATAAATATGGGCAAAAGACCTGTAAATAAAGGATGGGGTTTAGGCGGTGCTGCCACATATTCTATCTGGAAGTTCAAAGGAGGTGGTAATTGTCATCATAAATGGTTAAGACAAACTTATCGTGGAAAAACAGAAGGCAATCTTGCAAATCAAGAACCAAACATTTCTACAAATAAGGCAAGAAAAGAAGGTTTTAACCCTATAAACGAAAAAGAAGTTTCAATGAAACCTAAAGATATGCCCAATCAAGGCTTTGTAAATAAATAAGATATGGCAGAGGGATTATTCATAACACGAAAAGATTTAGTAAAGTTTACTGCTGTAAATGGTAATGTGGATACAGATAAATTTATACAATTTATTAAAATTGCACAAGACATACACATACAAAACTATTTAGGTACTGACTTATTTGAAGATTTACAAGGACACATAGAAGGCAGCAGTTTAGCTGGGGATAATTTAGCACTTGTAACGACCTATATAAAGCCTATGCTGATACATTGGGCAATGGTTGAATATTTACCCTTTGCAGCCTATACAATCGCTAATAAGGGCGTATTTAAACACAGTAGTGAAAACGCACAAAACGTAGATAAAAACGAAATAGATTTTTTAATAGAAAAAGAACGAAATATTGCCCAATACTATACTGAGAGGTTTATTGAATATATGTCTTTTAATGCCTCAAGTAAATTTCCAAAATATTATACTAACAATAATGACGATGTTTACCCTGATAAGGACGCATCATTTGAAGGATGGGTATTATAAAAAGAACATATAAACCAAAAAGTTATAATATTGAAAGGTTAAAAAAATACCTTAATAAAATACATATAACAAAAACACAAAAAAGTTATTGATATAATATGGCGAATACTATAAATTGGGGTGAAATATATTGTGTATCCTATTTTGGTGATTCGTCTAATTTAGGTTCAATTCAAATAGATAGTCAACCGGAATGTTTGGAATAATATATAGTATAAGTTGGTTTGGTGAAGTAAATGCTACAAATGGTTGGGGTGGTGTTTATCCATTTGATGCTGATGGTAGTTATTTCACAGTAGACACAACAAAAGAAACAGCAGACACAACACAATATAGAGCAGATGCAACACAATACTAATTTTTAAAAGATGGCAAAGCAAACAATTAATATAGGTACTACCGCTAATGATGGAACAGGCGATCAATTACGTAGTGCCTTTGACAAAGTAAACGACAACTTTACAGAACTGTATTCAGATGATGCTGGTGATGTGGGTAGTATAACAGCAACCGCTCCAATAGCAAGGGATCAAGCCACAGGAGCAGTTACCATATCTTTAAATGATAACGGTGTAACACACGCAAAACTTGAAAACCGATATACTGCAAAAGCCACAAGCACAGCAACAGGAAGTCAAAACTTAGACGCATCTGCAGCAACAACTTTTCTACTTACAGGAAATGTAGCTACTGCAACCTTAACAATTCAAAATATGAAACTTGGTCAGGTGATTGATATAGTTTTATCTGGGACTTTAACTAGTGCTGTTATAACACTAGCAACAAATTTTACAAGTGCTACAATAAATAAAGTAGGTAGTTCAGACTTAGACACCTCTGCTACTAACCTAATTCAGGTTGTTTGTGTTGATGACACAGATTCAGCAGCAATTGTAAATTATTCTATTAACACCTTTGTAGCAGACACAACCCCTTAATTATGAAAGCAAGAGTTAAAAACGGACAAGTACAAGTATATAGAAGTTTACCTTCTCAATTTACTAATAAAGATGGTAGTGTAATTCTAAACTTCAGGAGTGCTGATGAAGAAACATTAAAGTCATCAGGGTTCTACGATGTTGTGAAGCCAAGTTTTGACCCACAAACACAAACAAAAGGTGGCTTATACTTTGATTCAGAAAATGAAATAGTAACCTATGACGTTACCAATGTAGATTTTAGCCAAGATGTAGACATTATTGGAGAAGATGGAGAGCCAACAGGTGAAACAGAAAAGAGATATAAGATAGCCGACATCAAAGCAAGTAAAATCTCAGAGATAAAGTCCAAAGCAGGTAAAATGTTAGAGCCTACAGATTGGCAAGTTATAAGAAAAGCAGAAAGGGATATAGATATTGATACAGACGTTGCAACAGAAAGAGCAGGAATACTTACAGAAGCCGATAGATTAGAAGCCGAAGTAAATGCTAAGAAGTCTTACAAGACTGCATTGCAATACAAAGTACAGTTTTTCCCATCTGATGAAATAGAATAATATGGCTTTAGGCAAAAGACTAATTAATACAAGTGGTGTAGCAGTTTGTAATACTGATTCGGTACAGGCATTTGGTGCTAATAGTGCATTTAGCAGTAACGTAGCTTTATATCAGCTTGATGGAAATGCTAACGACACCACAACAAACTATAATGGTACTGCATCAAACGTAACCTATGCTACAGGATATATAGGAAACGCTGCTGTGTTTAATGGTAGCAGTAGTTATATAGACTTAAATTCTGCTATATTACCTGCGAGTGTTTTTTCTGTTTCTTTTTGGGTTAACGTTAATTCTTTGGTTAATGAATGGATATTTTCTCAATATACAGGAGGTGTTACTGGAAGATTTGTTTTTAATATCACCTCTACAGGAGGCTTTCAAATAAACGTCAGTAGCACAAATTCTCTTTCAACAACTAATATTCCCGCAATAACTATTGGAAATTGGCATCACGTTGTTGTAGTTAAGGATGGTTCTAATGGATGGACTTTGTATGCTGATGGTCAGTCACACAGTACTTGGACAAGTACGGAAAGCATTATTACTAATCAAAACACAATACTTGGCGGCGATGATTCGGTTACATCAAGCAATCTTGATGGGGATTTAGACCAAGTAA